CTGGCGGCCATTGCCGGCACCGACAGCACCGCCTTCGTCGAGACGCGCGGCGCAGCTGGCGGCCCGCCGTACATCCCGGTCGGTAGCGTCGAGATCGGCCAGGTGCGCACCACGAGCGTGACCGCGGCGCCGCTGGTGGCCGCCGAGGTCTTCACCGTGGTCGGCACGCACCGCGAGCGCGCCGACTATCCGCTGTTCACCACGAACTACGGCCCGACCGTCGTCGACGGCGTGGAGACGGTGCCGGGCGGCAGCGTCACCTTCCTGGCCGCGCTGCCGGAAATCCACACCGGCGACCTGCCGAAGAAGGTCTATGCGTCATTCGCGTCGCCGATCTTCTCCGACGTGGCGCTGGCCTCCGACTTCGTGCCGCCCGAGACCTCGCACAGCGTCAGCTCGACGCAGGTCTACGGCACCACGCTGGGCAGCACCTCCAGTTCGCTCGGCCAGGGCAGTTTCACGGCCTACCTGCAGGACGGCGTGAGCGACGCCCTCGTGACGCTGAAGAACGCGACGCTGTGGTTCAAGTTCTACCCGGACCGCTACGCCACGCCCTACCTGCTCGCGCAGGGCAAGCTCGGGATCTCGCGCACCTTCCCGGCCGGTGACACCCTGCAGGCGGCGTGCACGATCAGCGCATCGGCGGCGTCTGTCGAGGTGATCTGATGCCGTTCGACGCGGATCGGTTCGAGCGCGCGAAGTTCGCCCCGCGGACGCGCGTGCTCGACGTCGAATCGCTGGCCTCGTTTTTCGGCGAAGGCGAGGCGCCTACCTGGACGGTGCGCGGCCTCACCTCGAACGAGCTGCACGCGGCCATGGAAGCCAGCGCACGACAGCGCGGCGTCGAGGCGGTGGTGAAGGCCATCGCCAAGGGCGGCGACCAGACGCAGGCCGTGCGCAAGGCGTTGGGGTTGACCACCGAGACCCCGGGCGAGATCGCCAAGCGGCTGGAAATGCTGACGATCGGCAGCGTGGCGCCGGTCATCCAACTGCCGACAGCCGTCAAGCTCGCCGAGGCCTTCCCGATCGAGTTCCTGACCCTGACGAACGCGATCAGCGAGCTGACCGGCCAGGGCGCAGACGTTGTAAAGCCCGCAGCCGCCTCGCAGCCGACGACGCCCTGATGCTCAGCATGAGGGTCCTCGACATGCGCGGCGGCTACCTCTACCAGCACCGGCCGGACATCATCCCGCACGGCTACCTCTGCGATGAAGAAATCGCGCTGTGGGTGGCGTTCAACGAGATCAAGGCCGAGCGCTCAGCGGCCAAGTGAGGGCGCCACGTGGCCGACCTGAAGAAGACCATCGAGATCCTGTTCGAGGGCAACGACCAGGCCTCGCGCAAGGCGGCCGACGTCCTCGCCCAGATCAAGGCGATGGAGACGCAGGCGAAGGCCACCACCGGCGGCACTGACGACCTGGAGAAGTCGCTCGACAAGGTCGGCAAGACAGGCTCCGGCATCAGCGCCGTGAACGCCGCGCTGGTCACCTTGGCCGGCTCCCTCGCCTTCAAGGCGTTCGTCGACGCGAACGTCGCCGTCGAGAAGTTCGAGAACGGCCTGCGCGCGGTGCAGGGCACATCCGTCGACGTCGGCGGCCAGCTCACCTACGTGCGCGACATGGCGAACCGCCTGGGCCTGGACGTCCAGACGACCGCGAACTCCTTCGTGCAGCTGACGGCCGCCACGCAGGGCACCGCGCTGCAGGGCCGCGGCACGCGCGACATCTTCGAGGCCATCTCGCAGGCCATGGGCAGCCTCGGCAAGTCCAGCGCCGAGACCGAGGGCGCTTTCCTGGCGATCACGCAGATCGTCAGCAAGGGCAAGGTGACGATGGAGGAGCTGCGCGGCCAGCTCGGCGAGCGGCTGCCGGGCGCGATGCAGATCGCGGCCCGCTCCATGGGTCTCACGACGCAAGAGTTCGAGAAGCTCGTCGAGAAGGGCATCAAGGCCGAGGACTTCCTGCCGCGCTTCGCGACCGAACTGAACCGCACATTCGCGTCGGCGTCCTTCGACGGCTACCAGGCGAACCTGAACCGCCTGCGGAACTCGGTCGACGAGCTGCTCGTGCAAGCCGGCAAGACGGGCCTTTTCGACGCGCTGACCGGCGGCGTAAAGATCGCGACGGAGGCCATCCAGCAAGGCGGCGTGGAGTTCACGTTCTGGAACCTGGCATATGAGGCTACCGCGCGCCTGATCCGCAACGGCGACTTCGAGGAGTTCGGCCGCGGCATCACCTACGCCGAGAACGAGGCGCAGAAGCTCAGCGTCACGATTGACAACGGCCTGAACCAGTCCGTCGCGGAGTCGACGCGCCTGCTGCGCCAGCAGGCCGATGCGCTGAAGTCGGCGTTCGGCAGCGACCAGTCGGACGCCGAGACGGCCCGCCTGACGCGCCTGAACCAGGGCTTGGTCGACTCCGCGAAGGCCGGCGTCGAGCTTGACGGGCTGCTGAAGCGCCTGGGCGTCGACCCGAAGAAGACCACCGAGGCCGTCGAGGCGCTGGCCAGCGACCTGGAGGCGCTGGCCACGAACCCGCAGAGCAACGGCACGTTGTTCGCGCAAGCGTTCGAGGGCGCACTCAAGCGCGCATCGTCGACCGATGCCGTGCGCCTGCTGGGCGAGCGCCTGGCGACGCTGTTCAACGACGGCAAGATCAGCGCCGAGGCCTACAAGGAAGGCCTTCTCGACCTGGAGAAGGCCTTCGGCAAGGTCGACGACTCCAGCAAGAAGTCGAAGGACGTTGCAGACGAAAGCGCCAAGGCCATCGCCAAGCAGGCGGCCGAAACGAAGAAGGCCGAAGAAGCGGCCCGACAGTTCGCGATCGAGATGGAGAAGCTCGCATCGAACGAGCGCATCAAGCTGATCGAATCGAAGGTGACGCTGGACGTCGCGCAGCTGGAGGCCGACACCAAGCGCGTCGAGGCGGCGTTCGAGTCGATCAACACCACCATCGACAGCACCGGCGACGTGCTCGGCGGCCTGTTCTCGCTGTTCAAGGAATCCGACAAGCTCAGCTTCCGCGACCTGTTCGCCATCGAGAAGCAGATCAACGATGAGAACAGGCGGCGCGACGACGCGCTCGACCTGCAGAAGCGGCTGACCGAGGCGCAGATCGAGGCCATGCGCGCGCAGACCCGCCGGCTCGAAAAGGGCCTGTCGCTGATCCAGGTCGACGGCAGCGGCCTGCAGCCGCACCTGGAGGCGTTCATGTGGGAGATCCTCAAGGCCGTGCAGGTGCGCGTGAATGAGGACGGCCTCGAAATGCTGCTCGGGATGGGGATCGGGTGACCATGCTTCACGCCATCAGCACCACCACATTCGACCCCGACGGCTTCGTCGAGATCGACGCCGTCGACTCCCAGTCGGCGGGAGAGACGCGGCGGCGCGTGAGCCGTGTCGCAACGCTGGACGGCGAGGCGGCGTTCAACGACTTCGGGTATTCAGCGGCCGACCGCGTCATCGAGCTGCGGTGGACGCCGACGCTGCGCGCCACCGAGCAAGCCGTCGCCCGCATCGTCGAGACGTACAGCCGCGTGCAGGTGGCGACGCGCGACGGCGTCTTCCTGGCCGCGCCGGAGAGCTACACGCCGGGCAAGGACGAGTCGCGCCTGCGCCTGCTGGTGGTCGAGAAACTTTCGGAGTAGCCATGCCCGCACCATCATCGCCCACCTACAGCGCCGCGGCCAAGATCGCCGCGAACACCGCATTTCGCGACCTGCTCGACAGCGGCAGTGGCGCCGGCTTCATTCGCATCAGGGACTCGGCCGACGTCCTGCTGGCGCAGGTGCCGCTGTCCGACCCGAGCGGCAGCGTCAACGGGACGACCGGGCTGCTGACGCTGTCGATCTCCGGCCCCGACACTTCGGCCGACAACAACGGCACCGCGGCCTATGGCGAACTGTGCGACAGCGACGGCGACGTCCATCTGGCGCTGGCCACGCAGTCCGGCTCGTCGGCCGTCAGCGGCAAGCTCGTGTTGAACACGCTGACCATCATCGCGGGTGGCCCCGTCGGCATCGTAAGCGCGACGATCGCCTGACCCGGAGGCCCACGTGCCCGGCGACACCTACTGGTCAAGCGTTTCGTTGCTGCTGCCGTTTGACGGCACCAACGGCTCCGACGCGCTGGTCGACGAAAGCGACAACGCCGGCGACCGCACGATCACAGACGGCGCGCTGCTCAGCACTGCGCAGTCGAAGTGGGGCGGCGCCAGCCTGAACCTCACCTGGCCGTCGATCGACGTCACGCGCTGGACGGGCACGCCATTCAACCGCACCAGCGGCCAGGCGGTGACGATCGAGGCATGGCTCTACATCCCGACGGGCACGACAGACGGCGGGCTCATCTGGGAAGTCGGCAACCACGCCGTCGACTTCGGGCATTCCGCCGCCGAACTGAACGTGCTGACGGGCTCCGACACGCTGGACTCGCACACGCTGTCGAAGAACACCTGGCACTTCATCCAGATGGTGGTGCAGACCGACAACACCTGGCAATTTCTGGTCGACGAGAGCGTCCTTCTCAGCGGGACCGGCTTGGGGTCTTGGTCGACTGGCTTTTCTGTCGGCGCCCAGATCGGGTTCGAGGGCAGCAGCACGCCGTCGACCAGCTACTACATCGACGACCTGCGATTCACCAAGGGCGTCGCCCGTTCGACCACGACGCCGACCGAGGCGTTTCCGATCGGCCCAGACACACCAGACGAGGTCGACGGCTACGTTTCGGCGGATGGCCCGCTCGGCGCCCCGTCCTTGCTCGGCATCGTCTACCCGACCGGCTTCGTCAGCGCAGACGGCCCGCTCGGGTCGCCCTCGCTGCTCGGGTTCCACGACTTCACGTCGGCCATCGGCTCCGTGCTCACCCGATACGTCATGGACCTGACCGTCGACGGCGACACGGTGCGCGTACCGATCTCCAGCTGGCAGGCGACGCTCCAGACAGACCGCAGTTCGTACGTGCAGTGCGTCGTCCCGGCGTGCTCGCCCTATGTCGACGACCTGACGGCCGCGACGGCGTTCACCATCATCCGGCGCGCGACGCTGCCCAGTGGCACGGCGCTCGAGTACACGATGGCCGAGGCCACGATCAGCAGCCTGCAGACGTCGCGCGGCCCGTTCAACTTCACGGCCGTCGTCCAGGGCTACTCGGCGGCATTCGCCGCTGACGAGGACCCGCCCGCGCTGCTCGACCGCACGCTGGCCGACATCCGCTTCATCGGCATCGCCAGCGGCGTGTCGCGGGTACGCTGCGCCGTCGACTGGCTGCTGCGGCCAGGGCAGCGCGCCTATGCCAACGGCGACGAGATCCTCGTCGGCTCCATCAGCTACTACGTCAACTGCGGCGAGGCGAGCGCAGAGGAATACATGGAAGTCGCCGAGCAGGAAACGGACGGCTGACCGTGGGCTTCGCGTACATCACGGCGGAGATCGGGGGCGGGCGCTACACGATCGAGATCGACGCGGGCGCCGCCCTTCAGACCGCGCTCGAAACCGCCGCGAGCGCCCGCGTCGTGCAACTGGAGGCGAAGCTCGTCATCGCCGAAGCGCGTGTGATCGATGCCGACAACGCCGAGGCCGCCGCGCAGGTCGAGCTGGACGCAGCCATCGCTGCCTATGTCGCCGACCCGGTGGCCGGCAAGGCCCCGCTGTCGTCGGTCATGGGGTTCATCACGCTGCTGCAGGTGCGTCACGCGCCGATCCGCCTCGCGCGTGACGCGGTCAAGTTCGAACTGTCGGAAGCGCGCCGGCTTTTCACGCGCGTCAGCACGATCGGGGCAACGCTCACCCGCGACGCCTGGTGCGTCGACTACACCGTCGACACAGCGCCGGGCACGATGGTCGCCACGGTCGACATCCCAGGCGACTCGAACCTGGTGCTGATCGCCCCGGGCTGCCGACCGGCCACCAACGCCGACGGCTTCCTGACGGCCCGCGGCCTGCTGGCGCCGCACCAGGCCTATCTGCTGGCCGCCCTGTTCCCGGGCTGGCAGAAATGGTCGCCGACCTACCGATGGGGCACCATCACCAGCGTCAACCTGGACGCCAACACCGTCGACGTCGACCTGTTCGCGCAGACGTCCAGCGCGCAGCGGCTCGGCGTCAACCAGGCGTCGTCGCTGGCCGGCGTCGAAGTCGAATACATGGACTGCGGCTCTCGCGTGTTCGAGGTCGACGACCGTGTCGTCGTGCAGTTCGTCGGGCAGGAATGGTCAGCGCCGCGCGTGATCGGGTTCCTGGACAACCCGCGGCCATGCGACTGGCCGTGCATCAACGTGTTCGGCAGCCAGTATTACTTCGAGAGCAAGATCACGTCGGTCATGGATCTGATCTTCGGCGGAAGCGCGACGTTCGAGGTCAAGCTGAACGGCGGATCGTGGGTCGCGCTGAGTGATCGCGTTGCGCCGACGTCGAGCGAGTTGCACAAGGAGTACCTGTTCGACAACGGAGTTTCGCCTGCGCCGAGCGGCGTGGTGTGGGTTGATGTGTACCGCACGACCCCGGCCACGAACCCCGCCTCCGTGGGCTACGGCATGCCGCCCTGCATTGCGATCACGCTGTCGCCCGGCCCGCCGCTGCCGCCGCGGTTCGGGGTGCGAAACATTGCCGAGGTGCGCATCGTCGTCGCCGCCGTCGCGATCTTCAATGCGGCCATCCGCGACATGGGCTTCGCCGGCGAGGACCAGTCGACCGGCTACGCCAAGGCGACCGGCGGCATCGGGCTGATCAACTACCCGAACAATGATTCATTCCCGGTGCTGACGCTCGAGTACACGCTGACCGGCAACACCACATGACCAGGAGCACACCATGGGCGTGACGATCAGGATCGGCGACATCCAGCGCACGATGGACAACGTGAAGTCGCTGGACGGCCGCACCGTGCAGCTGCTGGCGCAGTTCGCCTTCGACGAGTCGCAGCGCGGCGCCGGCCGGCACAGCAAGACCGGCGCGCTGTTCCAGTCGCTCTACAACCGCAACACCGGCAACGGCCGGGCCGTCGGGCACGACACCGGGCGCGCACCGCATGCCGAGTTCGTGCTCCTCGGGGCTCGGCCACACGACATCCGGCCGAAGAACAAGAAGGCCCTGCGCTGGGCGTCCGGCGGCAAGTTCTTCTTCTCCAAGCTCGTGCACCACCCCGGCAACCGCGCCGACCCCTACCTTTTCCAGGCCGGCGACGCGGCCCTGCGGAACTTCTCCGCGTTCGTCGACAAGGCATTCAAGGAGATCACCTGATGGCCCAGCCCGTATACCGCTACCTCGACGCCTACCTGTCCGCCTTCTGCGTCGACGAGCGCGAGAACCGCGCCATTGCCGAAGTCGCGCGCCTGGCCGCCGCCGCCGACGTCACGCTCTCCGACGACTGGACAGAGCAGCTCGTCGTCTGCCACTGCTACGTGCTGGCCGCCATGGAGAACCAGGCCGCCCCGGACGACCTGTTCGCGTCGAAGCTCAAGGCCTACAGGACGCGCTTCGACTCCCTGCTCCCGCAGGCCATCGCAGCGGCGCGCACCGAGGACGGCACCGTCTCCAGCGTCAGCATCTTCTCGATTCCGCTGGAGCGTGCGTGATGGTCGACGCCGAACTGCTGGCCGACATCCCAGCCGAACTGCTGGCGGCGCGCGACGCGCTGGCCGCGCTCGACCTGGTCGCGTCGTGCGCCATCGGGCTGGAGGCCGGCATCAGCCCGAGCGACTACCCGCTCGTCCGACTGGTGCCGGCGCGCTTCACCCCCGGGCGGCCGTTCGGCAACCGCACGTGCGAGCTGCTGGTGTACTTCGGCGCCAAGATCACGAACAGCGAAGGGCTGGAGGAGGTCTACCGCGGCCTGTTCGAGCTGGAGAAGGTCATCCTCGACACGCTCCGGCCGCTGGGCGCGCGCTACGTCGAGACGGTGACCGACGAGGACCGGCTCGACACCTACAAGCTGATGTTCATCCGCTGCGAGATCGCGGTCGCGAACAGCACGCCGGCCTGATCAGGCCACCACCTGCCCGGCCGTCTTCAGCCAGTACAGCGAGTCCCGGCTCGCGTTCTGGATCTCCTCCGGCGTCCGCCGGCCGCTCATCACCTGGTCGAGCTTGTCCTTGCTGCCGACGACGCGGTCGGCCATCGGCGAGCCCAGGCGGCGCAGGAAGTAGCGGTCGCCGTCCGCGTCGCGCTCCTTCGCCGTGCGTCCGGTCAAGTCCAGCCTGGCCGACATGACGCACATGCAGAACGGGTGAAACGGCGGCACCGGCGCCTGCGCTTTCGGGTAGATCCCGGCGCCCAGCCCGTACAGGTCGCGGCCCACCAGCAGGGCGCAGATACACGGCAGGTGCCGCCCAGGCGCGCGGCGGATCTGCACGAACTCGACCTCGACGTCCTGCATCAGCAGTAGCGCCTCGCGCTCAGCGTAGGCCCGGTGCAGCTCGGTGCGCGCAATCCGGCTGGCGAAGTACCGCATGCGCTCGAAGAACGCCACCTCCAGCTTCTTGCGCAGCACCTTCCGCCCGGCGCCCGTTTCGAGCAGGTCGATCTCGTCGAGAAGTTCGGTGTACGCCGCCCGCAGCGCGCCGGTCGACAGGCCCGACGCCTGGATGCGCGCGAAGGCCCGCTGCAGGTCGCCTTGGAGGTCCGCCTCGGCGAGCAGCGCCTCGCGCAGGTACTTCGGCAGCCTGGAATTGCCCGGCGCCAGCACGAGCGGCTCGGCGTCCGGCGCGCGGAAGGCGTAGCCCTCGAACAGTTCCAGAGCCAGCCGGCGCGCGTCCTGGAACCCTGAGGCCTGGCGCTGCACGATGCCGCGCACCACCTCGGCCGTCGCGCTGGCCTCGGCGTAGAGCTTCGTCGACAGCGCGATCCGGCCGACGACGATCGGCACGTCGGACGCTTCGCCCACAGCGTCGCCGAGGATCTTGAACAGCGCGTCTTGCATGGCCTCAGCCATCGGCGCAGCGAACGCCGCCGTCGCAGCGATCACGGCTGCCCGCGGCTCCTCTCCGGCGATGATGGCCGCGACGACCGCCTCCTGCGCCTTGCGCACCTCGGCCTCGATCAGCGCGATCGTCGCCGCGATCGCCGCCTCCTCCGCTTCTGGGGTCACTTCTTCTCCTCCTTGGGATGTCCGGCCATGTCGACAGCGATGCACATCAGGCGCCAGGCGTCGTGCCGGCCGATCGAGAAGCGCAGCTGCAGCAGCGCGACGACCCGGCTGCGGCTGTTCCCGGCGCGCACCAGTTCGAGCGCCACCGTCAGCCGGCGCGCACGGCCCAGCGTCCGCGGGTTTAGCACGTGCACCGCTTCGAGGATGGCCTCGGCGCTCATAGGCCGGGCACCTGCGATGTGGCGGGGTTAGCTCCGGCGTGGCCAAGCAGACGGGCAAACGCACGGCTGAGGCCGTCGACCTGGTCGTCGTAGGTCCCGTTCGGGAACGCGCGCAGCTCGTCGATCAGCGTCTGATTCCACGGCGCCCGCAGCATCAGCACGTTCCCGACGTTGACCTGCGCGGCCAGCGGCTCCGCCCGCGTGACCTTGTCGCCCGTCTCCGGGCTGCTGTGTACGCTGAATCCGGCCAGTTCACGCGTGAGGTACAAGACCTGCGTCTTGCCGGCCTGGCCTGGGTCCTGCGGGATGCTGATCTGCACCTCGCGCCCGTCCATCACGGCCGTGTTCTTCACCATCCGGTCGCGCTTGTCGGCGAGGAACCGCTCGCGCTGCATGTCTGCAATCACGAACCGCCCGTCGGCCATCTTCCCCAGCTTGGGGCCGGCCGTCCAGTCGCCATCTGTCGTGCCGGCGAAGTCCCAGCCGCGGCACCACCTGGTCGACACTGCCGGCAGCGCGGGCACGATCTCGATCATCCCAGGCAGGAAAATGTCGCCCTCGCCGGGCTTCGGCTTCTGCTGGTACAGGCTGGTCCAGGTCCGTCGGTTGAGCTTGAACGGTGCCCAGTGCGCCGCGCTGAACCACTGCGGCCACAGCGTCTCGCCGATCTTTCGGCCCAGCGGGTCGTCGGCGCGGTCGGCCTCGGCCGGCAGGCAGATCACGAACCACCGGCGCCCGTCCCGGCCGTCGAACCACCCGCTCTCGCCGTCCCACCCTTCAGGCAGGATGCGGCCGGCTGGGTCGTCCTCGTGCCAGCGCGTGGTGATCATCACCTGCGGCGCTCCAGGCACCAGGCGCGAGCAGAAGTCGTCGGTGTAGGCGTCCCAGGTGTTCTTGCGCACCGTCTCCGACTCGGCAGCCTGGCGCCCACGGATCGGGTCGTCGATCACCCCGAGGGCGCACCGATTCCCCGTCAGGCCCGACAGCAGGCCGCCGGCCATGAACTCGCTGCCGTTGTCCAGCGTCCACTGGGCTGCGGCCTTCTGGTCATCGCGCAGCCTGCGATCCGTGAGGTTGAAGAAGGCCTTGCTGTTGATCAGCTGTCGCGCCCGGCGGCCCTGCTTCTCGGCAATCTCGGTGGCGTAGCTGGCGAGGATCACGTGCCGGCGCTGCCGACGCGCCATGAACCACGGAATGAACACGACGTCGGTATAGGTCGACTTGGCCGACCCCGGCGGCATGAGAACCATCAGGTTCGGGAGCTTGCCATCCTCCAGCGCCTGCAGAGAGTCGCACAGCAGCTTGTGGTGCGCGGCCAGGCTGTCGAGCCGCATCACGCTGAAGCTGTCTTCTTCTGCCGCGTCGCTGAGCGGCACCGTAGGGATGTCGACGAGGCACGCAAAGTCGGAAAGGTGCCGTTTGGCCAGTTCGCGCCTGGCGGCAATCACGTGACCGGCGGTGATCTCATCCGGCTGCATCTGGCAACTTTAGCGAGGCAATCGCACGCAGTTGTTCGACGGTGGCGCCTGACAGGTCGACCGAGACTGGGATCGGCCCGCCACCCTTGCCGGTGTGCTCGACGCGGTCGCGGAAGGCGGCCACATCCACGTGCCGGCCGATCATCTCGACGTACTTCGATCGCTCGGACAGCTTGAGCTTGCGCACCATTCCCGTCGGCCGCTTCACGCCGTCATCGAAGGCGTATTCCTCGAAAGACTCGACGCCCACCACCAGGCCCTGGCGCCACGCATCGGGCCACTGGTCCGCGGGCTTCATCTTCCCCATCTCGTCGAACAGGTCAGCGATGTCCGCCGTCGCATCGCGGTGAAGGCGTTTGAGCACCCAGTCGGAATCGACCTGCGTGCGCTCGCTGCGGTTTTGCTGCGCTGCAGCGATGGCGGCTGCG